AAATGCCCATCTTGCAAATGGGAAGTAAGCTGTTATGAAAGATATTGCAGTAATTGCGGACAGAAGTTAGAATGGGAATAGAAAAGGAAGTCGTACTTGACAAAGTATCACTTAACGGTTAATTAGAAGGGAGTGATATTATTAAAGGTTATAGTAGGTATATAGATAATTATTATAGCATCAAGAAATACAATGAGGATATATACAAGTTAACATATTGTAAGATGCCTATTAAACGTAGAGGTTTTGAAGATGATAGGAAGGTGGAATTTAAAAGAGACGTAAACAAAGAGAAGTTAGCTAATAACATAAGTAGGGCAAGAACTAAGATTTTTGAATATGCTATTTGCAACAATTTTGAGTATTTTGTTACTCTAACGGTTGATGGCTCAAAGTTAGACAGGTACGATTTAGGGGAATACATAAAAAAGCTCGGTCAATTTATAAGAAATTATAGACGGAAATATGAAGCAAACATTCAATATTTATTGATACCTGAAAAACATACTGACGGAGCTTGGCACATGCACGGACTAATGAGGGGTATACCTAAAGAACATTTATCATTAAATAAATATGGCTACAAGGATTGGGAGGAATATTCTAAGAGGTTTGGCTATATTAGCATTGATGAGGTTAAGAATGAAATTGCAGTATCTAAGTACATTACAAAGTATATTAGTAAATCTATTAATACAGGTGGTGGAGTTACTGAAAAGGAAAGCAAGCTGTACTACAACAGTAGAGGATTAAAAAAACCAATTAAAATACATGAAGGAACACTTAATACATATCAATTAAACAATATATATTTTGATTTTGAGAACGATTATATAAAAAGCTTAACATTAAATAAAAAAGAATTTAAAAACCTAAAAAAAGTACTTGAAGATTAATTTATTATAATGTATACTAATATATAGAATAAAATATATAAGGAGGGCTTATAGTGTTTAAGTGTGAGAAAAAGTTAAGGGTAATTGAGTATGACGACTATGAAAATAAGGAAGGAAAGGTTATAGAGCAGGTAGTGTTCGGAGATGTTGAAAGATTTTTAAGATTTACTTTTCGGTTGCCAGTAGGCATGCCTAAGCCTAAAATAGGCGATATGGTACAGATAACAATAGACTTAAAAGAGTATAACAATAGGCTTTATCCTGTCTTGACTAAAGTAGAATAATGACAGAGGAGGGGAAAAGATGTATTATAAAAAAGTATGGATAATAATTTTAATAATAGTGATAATGGGGGGTCTTTTCCCCTCCATGTTAATAGCTAGAGCAGATGAAGGAGATGGAGGAGGAGGAGCTGGAGGAATTCCAGTAGAAGGTGGAGATGTTATACCCGACAGGGAATATAGCTTGAAAAATGCACCAATACCAGGAGCATTTCAAGATTTAGAACCTTATATATGGCAAGCATTTTTGGATAGGGCTGATGATTTAGGTCATACAATTATTAAAAGGTTAATTGTATGGGATTTAGTAAGAGCAAATGGGGATGTAGATAGTAACTGGATAAGTATACCAATTTTTTATACCACAGACGGTTTAGATGTAATAGATGAACTTGAAGTAAAATATACAAGTGACGGTAAAAAATATAGTTATGTATATGATATAAAATACGCAGACTCAAATAAGGTTAATATATTAAGAAATGGTATAGTTGAAACAAGTGGTAGTATAGGAGGAATAAGTACAGGTTATAGTTTAGTCGGAGACGGTGGAAGGATTCCTGTTAGTGCTTCATACGATGCAGATACTTATTATAGGGCTGATGTAATAGACGACCCTTATCAAGATAATCCTGAAAAGTATAATATAGACCCTACAAGAGGTTTAGGAATGTGGTTTGTAGAGCCTGAGAACAATAGTTTTGTTAATGTTACAAATAGAAACGGGCAAAAAAGGGGAACAATAGAAATTGATATACAAATACCACAAGAGTATATAGGTAGTCAAGGACTAGTAGAGAAGCTATATGAAGTATCGGGACATACAGAAAAATCAGTTATACCAAATTTTGCTATAAGATTGACTTCTAGTAATGTTAAAAAAATATATGGACTTCAAGTAGTTGGTAAGCCAGGAGATTGGATACTATCAAAAGATATAAAATTTATTAAAGGTTATATGGATGGATCGTATATGCATGGAGCATTATTTAGGGCAAGCGTGCCAATAGATTATGCTATGCCTGCTGATGAAGGCAGTAGTTTAATTGTTGCTGACTTATATATATATGATAGTAATAATTCAGATTCTAAATATAATGTGATGATACCAGAGGCTAGGACTTGGGTTAGATATTATACTTATTTAGGTATAATTGACGAAGATGGCGACGGTTTAGATGATAGGACAGGAAAGCCATATACTCAAGTAATAATAGGAGTACCAGGGCAACCAGGACAATCAGGGCAACCAGGTCAAACGGTTAAACCTGATAAGCCTAACAAAGATGATTACGACGACGGAATATTAGGGACTATCTCCTACTATTTCGACACTTTCATCTGGTATATAAAGCAACCATTTGTGTTTATTGCTGATTTAATAAGCAATATTATAAATTGGATAAGTACTACAATAGATGGTTGGATTGATGGTTTTACATCAATATTTACTAAGTTATTTAGCTTTTTGCCAGCAGAAGTTATATTAATGTTGGCCTTGGGATTCNGTACAATGATGATTATTACGATAATTCGTGCGATAAGGGGAAGTTAATATGCAGGATATAGCACATTATGCAATGGAGATTTTGAGATTAAATATACCAGTAGAGGGAATAAGTATACCACTATTTGGCCTTGTGGCCGGCATGCTTATTATATACCTTGTGCTTAAGATAATATTCCAAAGGAAAGAGTGATACTATGATGGATTTTAGTAGTCTATTAGGTGAGCCAATGGTTTTATTACAGAATGGGTATGAACAGGTTAACCCTTCATATATAGTAAATTCTGTGGTTTTCCTGTTTACACTAATATTTTTCGGGAATGTCATTCTAAAGACATTCTTCAATAAAAGGAGGTAGGTTAGATGGATTTTACGTGGCTTAATGCTGTAATTTCTGCGACTCAATCCGTTCTTAATGTGTTGAGTACTCCTCCGCTCTCGTATTTTGTCAGCATGATTGTTTTAGGTGCAATGATTAAGATAATCATGCAGATAATAAAACCAGAGAAAGGAGGGTAAAGGTGGAAGGTATGTTTGAATTTATCGGCGATGCGGCAAGTGGTCTAGGCGACATTATCGGTGTAGCAACGACCGCTCCTCTATCCTATTTTTTAGGATTAGGATTGATAGGAGGAATTGTTGGAATAGTCCTTAGAGTTGTTAAAAAGAGGGGCTAGTAAAAAAAGAGGCAGGGGTCCCGCTTTTGCGGGCCCTGCCTTTTATATAAGGAGGTATAAAATGATTACAATTGTTATGGGTCGGCCAGGTGTCGGCAAGTCAACCTATTTAGCATTAATGGCCAGGAAAGCATTAAAAAAAGGTATTAAAGTATATAGTAATTATCACATTTTAGGGTGCTATAAAATTGACCCTAATTTTGATTTTGGTAATATTTTATTAGAAAACGGTTTAATTATAATAGATGAAGCCGGTCGGGAACACAATTCTAGAGACTGGCAACGTTTTACGAAAGAATGTTACACTTTTTATTCACAGCATAGGCATTATAATCTAGATATAATCCTGGCTGTGCAACATTGGGAGCGTCTGGACTTGACTATTAAAGAACTTGTCCAAGAAATACATATTGTAAAGAATACTATCTTGCCAGGGTTTATTAAAATTAAAAAGGTGTTTTGTGATATAGATATATTGAATCATAAAATAGAAGAGATATACGAATATATAAGTATATTGGTAGGGGGGACTAGGTATCATTTTGCCAGGCCTGCCTGGAAAATGTTTGACTCCTGGG